CCAGTATGGTTAGAAGTTTTTGAAGTTTTTAAGGAGCATATGGGAATTAATTTACCTAAAGATACTACTAAAAAAAAAGCAGTGAAGAATATAAAGAAAGCGACAGTTTAGAGTTTGCATTTGGCGAACTTGGATTGACACCACATGAATATTACTGTATGAGTCCTTTAGAGTTTCATTATGCCTGTAACGGCTATATGAATAAATATTATAAAGGATTAGAGCAGACCAGATTAATCGCATACACTACCGCTTCTACGGTTAAAACAAAACATAAACTGCCTCCAATAACTAAATGGATGCCGTTGCCTAGCGACAAACAAATGAGCAAAATTAGTGATGCTCGTGCTTTAGAAATTTTTAAACAACTTAAAAAAGATGCCTAACGTATTAGAAATGCAAATTGTCGGTGATATTTCCGGCTTGGAAAAATCTCTAAACGAGGCTAAAAAACTACAAGCTGAATACACTTCATCCATTGAAAAAACATCGGCTGAATTAAAAGAAAATATATCCGTAACTAATGGTTATAAAAAGGCTGTTGCTGATCTTAATTCTGAGTTTAAAAAAGGTGCTATTTCCCAAAAAGAATATCAGAAAGGATTAGATAACCTTAAGCGTGACGAAAAAGAAACCGCGGTAACTACCCAAAATTTACGAAAAGAATTAGCTAACTTAAAACGTGAGCAAAAAGATTTAGGCGGTGGTTTTGGTGCGTTATCCAAAAAAACTGCTGACGGAAGCAATGCGTTAACCCAATTCTCTCGTATTGCACAGGACGCGCCATTCGGAATAATGGGTATTGGAAACAATATCACAGCAACTGTTGAGGCATTTGGACACTTACAGAAATCTACAGGGAGTACTGGCGCCGCGTTAAAAGCGGTAGCTTCGTCTATGCTTGGTAGCGGAGGTATTTTGCTTGCGGTTTCTTTAGTTACCACAGGGCTTACTTATATGGCTCAAAAAGGGCTTTCCGTTGGCGATGTATTTGATATTCTTACTGGTAAATTTGATGAAAACGCGAAAGCTTTAACTGAGATAAACAAAGAAGCAGCTAAAACAGCAGGAGAAGAAATAGCCTCTATTAAAGGGCTTGTTTCGGCCGCATCCGATGTTACTTTGTCTACCGAAAAAAGACTTTTAGCTGTAAAAAAACTTCAAAGTGAATACCCTGCTTATTTTGGAAACTTAACTAAGGAACAAATCTTAAACGGAAACGTTGCTACGGCTGTTGACGATGTTTCAAAGGCCTTAATCGCCAGAGCAAGAGCCTCGGCTATAGCGGGTAAACTAGGCGAAAACGCCGCTAAAAGATTAGATTTAGAAGAAAAAAGGGAACAGGCAATATTAGATATTCAAAAAGCGCAAAAAGGAGCAAAAGAAGATAAGGGAACATTTAGCGGATCTTTCAATGCTTTAGATTTGCAAGTGGCTTTAAAAGCATATAAGGACATAGTATCTGAAATAAAAGAATTAGATACATCGTCTAAAAAATATTCAGAAAGAGAGAATCAGGCTGTAAAAGACAGCATCTTACTTTTACAGGAAAAAGACAAGGTCGTAAAGGCATCAAAACCAAAAAAAGAAGATGTAACTCCAAAAGTATATGCCGTTCCAAAACTGACGCCTATAGAGTCAACAGACGATCAGAATGATAAGATTCTTAAAATTATGCGAGACAGCCTAAGTGCTGATCTTACTAAACTAAAAACAGAACCAATATTATTAAACATACCTCTGCAAGCGGTTACAAGTGGTGCTGAATTTCAGCAATATGCAGATAAGTTAAAACAGGCTAAAAAAGATACGGAGATATTTGCCAATGGCGCGAGTTCAGCAATAGACTCTTTAGCAGGTAGTTTATCACGGTCTTTAGAAACGGGAAATAGTGCTCTAGATGCATTTGTAGGCAGTGTTATTCAGGGGCTTGCAGAAGTAGTGGCCGCGCAATTAGCGGGACTTGTGGCCCAGCAAGCTGTTGCTACAAGTAGTATCGCTACAAACGCCGCAGTATCAACAGGAAATGCAGTAACAGCGGCAACTTCCACAGCAGCCGCAACAGGACCCGCGGCCGCATTTGTTTTACCTGCTTTAGTAGGTGCGGCAATCGGATTTATAGCTGCTGCATTTTCTGGAATTAAATTCGCGCACGGCGGTATTGTTCCAGGAGGATCTTATACAGGCGATAAAATTCCGGCAATGCTTAACAGTGGAGAGGCGGTGATGAATAGTCAGCAACAAGCAAACACGTTAATGGCGATTGCAAATGGGAACTCTAATTCATTACAGGGAAATCAGAAAAGTTATAATTTAATAGCCGAAACTAAGTTAAGAGGATCAGATTTACTACTTTTACTTAAACGAGAAGAAAAAAGCAGATAATGGCATATACTGAAAAATATTTTATATCTTTTTGCAATCCTGAAGGCAAACAATGCAGGGTTTCGATTATGCAGGATAACTTCGCAGGATCGTCTATAGAATTGGTTGGGCAGGCAGAACCCTTTATTATTGCATATGACAATAGTGACGATTTCAAATTTAAAGCTATTATAGAAAGCGAAGCGACCATTAATTTAGTTTTTAATGATGCTGTTTTGAGCCTTGAAGAATTATGGACAAGTAATGAGCGTACATTCAAAGTTGAATATAAAATAGATTCGGTTTTAGAATGGTGCGGTTTTATTATTCCAGAGGGATTTGATTACAACTTAAAAGGAGGTTTTTATGACGCCTCTTTAACAGCTAGAGACGGATTGTCCACTTTGGAAGGAATATTGTTTAAAACAGATAATAACCAGTTTTACGGTGTTCAGGATTTTGGCTATAATAATGGTGCTGAATTTCCATTTATTTTAATACTTACCGAAATACTTAGAAAATTGGATTTAGGCATTGATTTATGGACACTTGTAGATTATTACGAGCAGACAATGCTTTTGCTTAAAACGAATACCAGAGACTCAGACCCTTTAGCAATATCATACGTAAATGTAAAAACATACATAAACGACACCGATAGAGAGGATATTGCTTATTTTGAAGATGTAAACGAGGCTTGGGACTGTAAAAAAATTATAGAAAACATTTGCAATATATGGGGGTCTCGTATTTATCAGCAAAATGGAGTTTGGAGATTTAAAAGCATACATGCCGACAGCGTTATTGCTAATCCGTACAATACAGATACCGATCCTTACATTGGCACAAATCCGGTTCCTTCTATCTATGGGCAATTATGGAAATATGAAGCGTATTATTCGGAAAACGAAAATATAAACTTTGACACTACTGTTTTCTTTCTTTCTTATTACAATACTATTGGAATGAATGACAGCGCATTTAATGATACCTTTACAGGATCTGCTGAAGAAGGGTATTATTTAATAAAAGGACTGGACAAACTGCTTTATATCGATTCGGGAGGAATAGTTAGAAGTGTTAAATCTTATGAGTCAGCAGTAGACGACTATTATTGGAAAAAGTACAACAATACTGCCGGATATTTAGGCAGAGAATTGGCAGATTTAGGCACGATTATCCCTTGTTCAGATAAGGATGTTTTTCTTAAAGACAATGATGCAGAGATTAGAATGGATCAAGTCTACAAGCAATTCAGGGTTAATTATGATTACACTTTTATTCGCGTTGGGGACAGTCCTATTAATTTACTTCAAAACGGTGATTTTGCACTTCCTTTTACTCAGTATGGACAATTGGAAGCCCCTCCATTTTGGGAAAGACAAAGAGATATTGACAGCAAAATGTTTCCTAGAGGCAGAGTTATCGATTTAGATCCTGCAAGCGTAATAAAAACAGGAGGAAACACGAACGCATTAGAAATGCATATTCAGTACGGAGGAGCAAACACAGCGGGTACCGATCCAAACCCTGCCGTATGGTCTTCGTTTGCTCAAACAGATATAACAATAGACCAAAAAGTAAGCGCGCTTACTTTGAGAGGATGGGTTAAATACATTTATATAAGTTCTTTGAACAGCCAAACCATATATTATCCAGTTTTCAAAGCGGTTTTATATCCCTCCATTCCTATTGTAAACGGAACTAAGATGGATGTTTTCTATTTAAGTAACTCACTAAGCGAAGATTATGATTTAGAATGGACAAAAACAACAATAGAGGTTAGTAATGGCGGTATTTTTGGAATAGTAAATAGTATAAATTTAAGAGGGTATTTTCATACGGTACCGTCAAACGGAACTAACTGGGTACCATCAGAGAAGTCTAATCATAAGTGGTATGATTTTAACTTAAAAGTTCAGCCACCTCCTAATTTGGGCAGGATAGATTTTCAAATACACGGTTTAGATTGTACTAAAGGAAAGATTTCTAATACATTTCCTGCTTTTAATGTAAAAGAGCCAAAAGATGGAAAAATGGTAGACAGTAAATACCCAACCGTTAGTAACATGGGCGCTGTTCCACGACCTCAATTTACGGGGTTGGATTTTGGGTATATACCTGATCCGGATGAAGAGGTGCCTAAAACAGATTATATTTATGCTAATGGTGATGTAAATTATACTTTTCAAGAAGACCCTATACGCATTTACAATGGAGATACTATTGACCCTGAAATTGTATCTGGGATTAAAGTTCTTACTAATACAACAGGCAGAAACAAATGGGACACATTTAACAACGCTTTTGGCAAAACGGATATCGGAATGATATTGTGTAAATCAATAATGCAACAATATTACAAACCTAATCGATTATTAGATTGTGATTTTAAATCAGTTGTATACAAGTATGGTGATATCATTTCGTTCGATCATCTGCCCGGATTAAAATTCATAATGCTTAGAGGTTCTAAAAACGAAAAGAGAGGATATTGGGAAGATTGTACTTTGGCACAGATAAGTAATGATACTATTGCTCCTGGAGGAATTACAAACGGAGATACTTTAGATCCTTTATGGGAAGAAACAGGAAATGTACGATGCGTTAAAGATTCATCAGGATTAAACACAGGACAAGCAGAATACGAAACACAGGACAGAAATTCAAATTCTGACAGTTTTGGAGATTACAGGTGGCAGGATTCTGGAGAAAATTTAACAATGTGCCCTATAGGAGAACCGAGTAAATATTTTTGGGGAACAGATATTGAAATTTATGACACTGATAATTTTACTGATTACACCGTTACGTTTGAAGACGAATCAATAGGACAGGTTCAGGTATCATATGACAATATGGGTGGCAAATATATTTACTTTCTTCATTTAGCTAGTTTAGGCAGTGTAGTTCAAATAAGTAATTCGTATCAGAGTCAGATAATAAGCAGTTTTACTTATATTGCAGACGTTACAATAAATGGTTATCTTTACAGGGTTTTAAGACAAAACTTTGTTACAAGTGAATTTGAAGATTTCTTACTAACTTATTATATTCAATAATGGCACAGCAGATAAATGATAATTTTCAACTTTTGGCAGGTCTGCCTATTGATGATAGGATAAGGAAACCGACTATTTCAGAACGTGATGCCATTTCTTTAACTCGTAGATTTCAAGGGCTTCAATGTTTCGTAGAGCAGACTCAAACGCTTTATTTATTAATTGGAGGAGTTACTAATTCTAATTGGATTGGAATTGGAGGAAACAACGTTTCAAACGGATTAGAAACTGTTATAGAGGGTTTTTATGTACTTTTAGCAGGAAAAACAACGCCATTAGATTGGGAGGTTGGAGATAAATTCAGGGGATGGATTGGGAATAGGTACGTTGTTGGAACAATTTTGTATTTGCCTGTTAGTTTGCCCAGTGACATCGACAATCCTGCTAGAGTAGAATTGGCTATAGACAGCGCTTCTATTGCTGTATCTTCTTTCCCAAAAAGACAGTTTACAGCGGACGGAATACAAACAACTTTTGACTTAACAACAACTGCATTAGCAAATATGGTTTTTTGGAACGGAGCGCCTTTAGACGATGCGGACTGGTCGCAAGCAAGCAATATTTTAACGTTAACATTCGCTCCTGATGCAGGCGCAATAATTAAACCAATATAAAAATGAAAAAAATACTTTTTTTACTATTACTTACAGTATCGAGTTACGGACAGACATTGCAGTCTCCAACCTACAATTCAACAACTACAAACACGCTAAAAATTAAAACTCCGGCAACGGTTACAAGTGTTAATTTTTTGCCTGCATTCGACGCAGATGGTATTACTGTATCAAAAATAGATCCGGTAAATATTTTCGGATATACAAATGCAGAATTAACAGGTCGTTTTTTTAACGGGTACAAAGAAATAGACGATCCGGAAACATCTTCAAATTCCGAACCGCATATTACAAGGCTGTCAAATAATAATATTTTAATGGTTTACAGAAAATCTACGGCTTTTCTACATACTGGGAATGATGGATATTTGGCAGGAAAAATAAGCACTGACGAAGGCGTTTCGTGGGGTGCGGAATTTTCTATATTTAATGACGCTTATGATGATAGAAATTATGTATTAGGGGTTTTGCCAAATAACGATGTGGTAGTTGTGTTAAGGAGGTATCAAGCGAATACTAGCACACATGTAGATATTGGATACGTTAAAAGTACTGACAACGGCGCAACTTGGGGCGCATATATAATAATAGAAAATAACGTCGCCATAACTAACGAGGTCCCTTTTGGCACGTTATTAAAAAGAGGTTCTGACGTATATTTTGCATCTTATCTGACAGAATCCGCAGTAAATAAATTCAGGCTTTACAAATCAACAAACAACTTTACATCTATTACAAATTCAGTAATAGTAAATTCAATATCAAATAATGCAGTAGAGCCCGTAATAGTAGATATTGCCGGAGGTAAAAGTATCCTTATTGCCAGAAATAACGATTATTCAACCCCAGGACAGCCTTCTTTTTATCAATATAACTCTTCAGACGGTGTTACTTTCTCTTACAAAGGCGTTACTAATTTATGGAGTGATTTAAATTATTCAGTTGGCACTCCAGTTGGAATGCTTTATGATAGTGTTACGGACGATTTAATAGTTGTCACCACTGAAAGAAAAATAACCCATGCAGACAGCCCTTCTCAAATGTATGACATGCTCAGGGTTTACACTCAAAAAGCAGAAGCTGTTTATAGTTCTCAGACAGCATATTCTTTAAAGCATAATATTCCTAGACCAAAAGCTTCGGATTACAGATTTTACGGGTATCCTAGTTTAATAAAGTCCGGAACAGGGATTTTATCAGTTGTATGTGATGCAAGTTCACATAACAGAACGCCTACTTTTACTGAAGAAGCAGAGCTTTATTCTTTTAGGATTGACAGCCAAAGCACTTTAAAAGAGTTGATAAACAAAGGTATATCAGATTCTAAAGTAACTATTAACAATGGTTACAATGGACTAAAAGACTATGTAAATTTTGAAACGATAGGATACACGTCCAGGTACGAAGATTTTATAAAGATGATACCTGCCAATATTGTTACCGGAACAGGAACAAACGGTTATATTTCCTTTTGGAATAGTGCAAGTACAGTTACGGGAGATAGCGGATTTATATGGGATAACACTAATAAACGTTTAGGGATTAGCACAGTTTCTCCTATAAGTAAACTAGATATTTTTACAGGCACTAGCGGTAACAATGCGAATGTAAACAGTTTAATAGCCGGAAGCATTGCGCACGGAAATGCGGCCACATCAAATACAGTTCCGTCGATATTCAGTAAATCAGCAGATGCCACAGGATTAAAGATTATATCAGGTACACCAAATACAAATCCTCTGCCGGATATGGAGCTAAATGTAAGGCAGGGAACAAATGTGGATTATTCAACCCTTACAACGCCGGCATTTAGGTTTTCCAGATTCGGTACGGCTTTAATGGAAATAACCAGAAACGGAAACGCTTCGTTGCCTATTGGTAACTTATCTACTATTGCCGGAGTAACTGCGAATCATGTTGTAATTAAATCACAGTTAGATTTAAAAGCCGATCTAGCAAGCCCGGCATTAACCGGAACGCCTACAGCGCCAACTGCAACAGCAGGAACTAATACTACGCAAATTGCTACGACCGCTTTTGTATTGGCAAACTCAAGACCATATAAAGTATATACAGCCTTAATTTCTCAATCAGGAACAAGCGCGCCAACGGTGACTGTATTGGAAAACACACTAGGTATTACGCCTACTTACGCCTATACGTCTACAGGGTTCTACACATTGACAGCGACAGGGGTATTCACTCTAAACAAAACTTATATTAATTTTGATTTAGGAGGATCTAATGCCGGTGTAAAAGTACTACAGGCAAGTCGTGTTAATACCAACGATATTGCTTTAAAAACTTGGGATTCTTCAATGGTGGCTACTGACGGTATTATAAATTCAAATGCTACTTTAGAAATAAGAGTTTACCCATAATTAATAAACAATTAAACAAATAAATATGGAAAATATTTTGATTTTATTCGCTTGCGGATTTTTAGGAGTTTTTATACACTGTTGCATAAAAGCAAATTCATTAATTGTAGATGCCGAAAAAGCAAATATAAACTTCACTGTAAAAGATTATTTGAATAAGGATGCTTTGGGTATATCGGTATCGATAGCAATGATATTCCTTTGGTTTTTAATATTTGGGGAGGTAGGCGCTAAATATCCTAAAATAATCGATTTTATACGTACAACTTTTGGATTAATGGGGTTTTTCGGGTCTTATATTGCTCAAAAAATATTCAGCAGAGGGAAACAATACATAAACAATGTTATTGACAAAAAAACAAATATTGCTGACAACATCCAAATGCTAGTGACCGATCCACCGCCACCGGAAGAACCAATAGTTGGAGACAGACCCAATGACCGTGGTTAAATTAATTCAAATAATAGCTTTAATTGTTGGGATTTCAACATATCTATTCTGGAATATTATTCTTAAAAAGTTTGGTGTTCCGGTTTTTTATATTGGAAATGCATTATTTATCTTTCTTTTATGTGTGTTAAATTATATATTATCCGTTAAAAATGTAATTTCTTTTTTGTTAATTTGTTTATCTTTCAGCAATTTGTTAGATGAGATATTTTTCGACAATACGAAAATAAGTCTTAACGAAATAATTTTAGCTCTAATCCTGCCAATTGTTTGGCTTATAATCCAAAAACACAATGCCGGAAAAATTAATAACAAGTGAATTTTATCAGTTTTTTATTAAGATATTGTTTCCTGCTTTTTTGGCGGTTGGGCTTAAAATAGCTATAGAGATGAAAAGCAATAAAACAAAAGTAACAGCATTAAATGTTTTTTTATCGATGGTTATCGGTGTAGGTGGCGCTTATATTTGTTCGGATTGGGTTCGTGGTTATTTTGATCCTGATAATGTTTCAATTGTAATTGCAATTATAGCGATACTTTCGGATAAAATAGGAGAGTTTTTAATATACAAACTAAACGTAGATATATTTTTGACAGCAGCAACTGAAAGTTTTTTTGATTTTATATTGAACTTAAAAAATAAGAAATGAAACAAATATTGATCAATACAATTGTCAGTAAGGCAAAATCAGCAGGACTAAAGCCTTCTCAATTACTTTCTTTTGTAGAAGTTGAAACAGGAGGAAAGGGCTTTGATTCTGACACGGGTAAACTGATGATTCAATTTGAACCTATATGGATGAAAAGGTTAGCGCCTTATACTCCTTCTGGGTCGTGGTCAATTAACAAAGTAGATGTACAGTCAAGAGAATGGATTGCTTTTAACGATGCATTCAAAAAAAATCCTAATTCAGCAATGGAATCAACATCTATAGGATTGGGTCAAATAATGGGTTTTCACTACAAAAGACTTGGCTTTAAAACCGTTGGCGAAATGTGGGATTATTCAAAAGAATCAATCGACAATCAAATAGAATTAGTTATAAAGTTCATAAAAACAGATCATAATTTGCTACGCGCTTTAGTTGAAGAAAACTGGCATATTGTAGCGTCAATATATAACGGATCTCAGTACAAAGAAATGGCTAAAAAATGGGGGCGTGAACCTTATAACGAATCATTAAAAAAAGCCAATGAAAAATATAAATCTTATAACAAATGAAAAAACTAAACATTATATGGTTTTGCCTGGCATACGTTTTAATGGTATCAACGTGTTCATGTTCCGCGCGCAAGGTTCAAAAAAGCGTTTCTAAAGAAGAAACGAAATCGACCGTAACAGATAATTCAAAAACAGAATTGGTTATCGACACCAATGTTAAAACAACTACAACGGAAAAAACTGACGATAAAAACGAAACTGTTACTGAAGAAACTGAATACGCACCGCAGGACGCGTCAAAAGAATCATTTGTAATCGAAAAAGACGGCACAAAGGTAATATTGAACAACGTAAAAAAGATTGTTCGTAAAACAACGCAAAAGAATAATACTGTTACGGCATCGAATACAGAATCGCAGGAATCGAAAAAGAAATCGATTACAGAACAAAAATCGGCTAGGCAAGTATTAGATTCAAAAAAAGAAAACAGTTCAAAACAGATAGACAAAAAAGCATTCAGTCCGTTTAATTTACTTTGGTTTTTAATTCCTATTGGAATTATTTACGTTTTTTACCGTATTTACAAAAAACTGCCGTTAGTTCCTAAATTATAATTATCTTTACCACGAATTAATACTTTTGGTGTTTTTCTTTCATAATTACGATTTTTTAGAGTTTATCGCGGGGGTGGTTTTCCGCACAGATTATCAAAACCGCTTCTTAATTGGAGCGGTTTTGTTGTTTTAATATGTTAAATTTTAAATTATATTTGGTACTATCAAAATAAAAGCATTATATTTGTAGTCGAATTAATCACTAAAAACAATTTATTATGAAAGATACAAAAACAATAATTGCAAACATTAGAAGAAGATCTGCTGAAGTTATCGTAGAAGAAATAGAAAGTAATGGTCTTTCAAAATGTTTTAATAATTCAAGATGCATTAGAAAGGTAAAAAATGAGCTAGGCATCGACTTAAAAGAATGTGAACAAGGATATTTAGTATTTGCTTAATTACAAAATTATGGGAAGAAAACAATTGCATCACGTTCAGTACAAAAGAAATATAGATCCTGTATTAGTAGAAAAAATGGATAGAATGCTAATTTACTTTAAGAAAAAATTAGCTTCAGAATTTAGACTAAAAAAAATACATTATAAACCAGTTATTAACAACCAAAAAACAAAGTGATATTATGAAAACAGTTATAGCGATTACTTACTTTAATATTGGAGTAGATGTTTTAGGATTCGTAAAGCATTGGGTACACGAATATTATGTATTGGTAAAGGATAAAAGAAAAACTTCTGGAAATTCGTATAAACCAAAAAACAAAAATGATTATGAATTTTATGTAAACCAATTCTCATTATGAAAACAATTGCAGTAATAACCAACAGCCAACGGGATTTTAATGTTTTCAAATTAGAAAACCAATATTCCGGAAATAAACATAACTTTATCCAAGTTCAAACAATTGAAGATGTATTAAAGAACCAATTCAACGACTACGTGAATAAAAGCAATTCTGTTAAGATGCCGAATGTGAATGCGATTATTAAGGCTGTTGATAATAATATTAACCAACTTAATTAAATATTATGATAGAACATATAATTATAACAATTATTATTTATTGTTTCGGAGCATTGTCATTTTGGGCATTCATGGTTAATTTTAATAAAAAAAAATATTTTTCTTCTGGCTTATATTTGTTTACGCTTATCGGGGCAATAGTTATGCTAGTTCGTTTTATAATAAACATGAAACCATGAATCCAAAACTATTCAAGCACTACGGAACGAAAATCCGAAAGAAATCAAAGCGAGTGTATAGAAAGTCTTTTAAATTTGTTATAGTGTCTAAAAATGGCGCAATAACAACAATACAGACCACAACCCACTACGCCAAAGAAATACACCAACAGGCAAAAGTATTTAAAAACAATATTATTACTAACCAGATAAATAAATATGATTATGAGAGAAATAAAGTTTAGATCATATAATCCTATTACTAAAAAAATGTATTACGATTTTGATCAATCAATCAGCGAAGTTAAATTAGGAAAAAGTATTCATCAATTTGTTTACGACAATGGTTTTATATTTGACAGTCTAATGCAATTCACAGGATTAAAAGATAAAAGCGGTATTGATATTTATGAGGGAGATATTATTCGCATTTTATACACAGATTGGAGTTCAAAATCAGATAGTGACCCAAGAACATTAGAGCAGTATTTAATTGATATTTCTGAAACAGGTGTTGTAGAATTTAACGATAATTCTTGGGAAGTAAAAATATATAGTAAAAAATACGATGATTATTCACATTGTTCAATTTCATGTGGAACTCATGGCAGAACTGAAATAATAGGCAACATTCACGAAAACCCTGAATTATTATGTACATCACAGTCCATATAAAAATACCGTACAGAAAGGTATCGAGAATCAAAAACACAATAACCAAAATGAATAAGGATAATTGGACACTCACATGTAAAAATCGTGGCTTCTTTTCAACAACCTATTCATTCAGTAAAATAATTTAATTATGAAAAACTACTTCAAAGGAACAATTATAGTAATGCTTATTAATGCTATCTGCATAAGCTTAGTACATATTTTTTTAAGCGAAATAAACTTAACTTGGCTCATGACAGGTGCTGTTTTAGAAGCGATTACAATATATATTCTATGGCATTATTTCATAGAAAAACAAAAATAATTTAAACCAATAAAATAAATATTATGGACTTATCAAAAACAATAATTCCGAAATCAGATCAATTAAACGCAGACGATTTAATTTCAGGATCAAAAACAATTAAAATTAGAAACATCAAAGGAGGCGAAGATGAAGCGCAACCAGTTTCTATTTACTTTTACGGAGATAATAACAAGCCGTTTAAGCCGTGTAAATCAATGCGTAGAGTTTTAGTACAATTATGGGGATCTGAAAGCTCAGTATTTCACGGCAGAAGATTAACGATTTACCGTGATGATACGGTAAAATGGGCAGGAGTAGAAACAGGTGGAATTAGAATAAGTCATGCTTCACATATTCCAGAATCTACACGTGTTTTGGTAACGGCTTCAAAAAACAAACGTGTTCCAATGACAATTGATGTTTTGCCGTTGGTAGAATTAAAAGATTTAGCAGGAGCAAAAAAAGCTATCAAAGAAAAGAAATTCACTATTGAAGCTATTCTAGAAAAATACGATTTAACAGAAGAACAATTTAAAGCTTTACAAGATGAAAATTAAACCATTTAAGTGCAGGGCGTCAAAGATTGGCTTATTAATGACTAATCACACAGGAAAATCATATAAAGAGCAGTACGATGATGCTTTATCAAGAAGAGAATCATTGTACGAAAGACTAAAAAGTTTTAAAAATAAAGAATGTAAGTCTGCATTGCAAATTGCAAATGAAAAGTTTCCGGAGAATGAAAAAGAGATTGAAAGGTTAAGACCTATTGTCGATGAAGTAATACTAAGTGAAAGCGCAAAATCATACTGCAAAGAATGGCTTATATCTGAGATTACAGGCAAGAAAAAAGATATTAGGTCTAAATACCTTGCTAGAGGTAAAGCAATGGAGAAAAAGGCCATTGAAAGAATCAGTAAGCATTACGGAATTGAGTTGTTAAAAAATGATGATGAGTTAGAAAACGAATACTTTACCGGAACTTATGACACTAATACACCCGAAATAGTTATCGATGCAAAAGTGCCTTTTGATTGTTTCACATTCCCTTATTTTGAAACAGAACCGGATAAAAATTATTACGGTCAAATTCAAGTTTACCAGGAATTAAAAGGGCTAAAAAAAGGCAGTTTGTGTTATTGCTTAGAAAATGGTAGCGAAGAACAAATAAACAAACTTTCTTGGGATCTTGCCAGAGATTTAGGTAAAGACGAACCTGATATTGAAGATTGGGATATCGCAGTTGAAATGCTTAGTTACGATAATTTGCCAGATTCACTAAGAAAGAAAGTTTTTGAGTTTGGTTACGATGAAGCTTACATTAAAAAAGCTGAGAAAATGGTTTTGGCTTCTCGAAAATATATTGAAAACGAATTAATACCAATGTTAAATTTATAAATTATGGAAGTAGTAGGAAAAGTAAAGTACAAGTCAGGAGATATTCAAGTCTCTTCAAGTTTTAAAAAGTCGGAATTAGTTGTTACAACAGATGAACAATATCCGCAACACATTTTAATTGAGTTTGCTCAGGATAAATGCGATTTAGTTGACCCTTATCAAATTGGGGAAAGCGTAAAAGTAAGCATTAATTTACGTGGTCGTGAGTGGGTTAATCCACAAGGAGAAACCAGATATTTCAATAGTATTCAAGGTTGGAGAATTGAAAGAATAGGAAGCGCACCGCAAACACACCATTCAAATCATCCAACGAATCAGGCTCCTATAAATCAGGATCCACCTCAAACGTATGATACAGACGAACCCGATGATCTCCCTTTTTAGCCATGCAAACAAACCCCAACAACATCGAAGTAATAGACCCTGAAACAGTAGAGGCAGATGGAAGCGACGGATAGAACAATGATGCAGATCGCAGAGAGTTGCAATGTAATGTACAATCAGGTTTTAATGGTTGTAAAGAAAGAACGAATAATAGGTAAATTACGCATCGAAAACAATAAAAAGTACTTTACTATACATCAACAGGATTTAATCTATAGAGTCCTTTATTTTGGAGGTAAAACGGATTGTTTTATTTTTCCGAGTAAATTAAACACAATGAATTAATAATAAATAAACAAAAATAATCATGAATGTAACAGAAGAAGTAAAAGTAAAAATTAAAGAAATTATATCCGATAAGTTAGGAGCTGATGTCGAGGATGTTCAAGACGAAACTAATCTATCTAACGATTTAGGGATGGATAGCTTGGACGCTGTTGAATTAGTAATGGAATTTGAAAAAGAATTCGACATTAGTATATCAGATGATGAAGCTTATAATGTTAGGTTAGTTTCAGAAATTTACACCATGCTAGAAAAAATATAACATTAAATACACCCAATATTATAAAAGCCGATTCACTTCGGCTTTTTTTAGTGATATGCTGAAATGTTAAATTTTGAAAATAATTAATAAAAGCGTTATTTATTTAAAATATAGTTGTAAATTTGCTGAAGTATTAACCGCTAAAAATAAATATCATGTCAAAATCAGAACTAAAAGTTAAAATGTTTACAGAAGCAATTAAAAAAAGCAATGTAGCAATTAGAAAAGGAGCCTCTGTTGAAATTATCGATAACAAAATAGTTTATTTTTTAAATATAAGATATAAAATGAGATCAAATTACAAAGAGATTTTATGTTTATTGCATGGCGAGGATATTAAACAAATAATGGCTATTTAAAATGAAAAAAGATTGTGATCACTATTACCCTTCAGGGAATGATGGACGGGTAAATAAATGCGAGTTTTGCCAAAATGAAAAACAAATACTTTGGATTGAAAGCTACTTTGATGAAGAAAGTTTTTTATTAGGTCAGAAATCAAAATTTGAACATAAAAATCCGTTTAAACATACAACAAATAGTTGGTATAATTGGAACAAAGGCAAAAACACAAATAATAATTAATATGAAAATAGATTTTGATTTACATCCGAAACAAGAAGTGTACAGGATTTTAAACATTATAGGCTTTATTACTAAAAACCAAAAAAACACATGTTCTATTTTTGAAATATTTTTAAAAGAAACTATAGAATATTCAGAAACATGCAAGGGGAAAAATTTTATATTTAAAGAAATAGAATATTTAGAAAAAATGCAAGAAGAATTTAATTTAATCAAAGAAGAATGTTTACGAAAAAAGAATCAACTTACAGAAACGCAGGAAGAAACCCAATTCCTAACCCGATTAGAAAAAACTTTTTAATTCCTATGAGCCGAGAAAAGGAAGTAATGGATTTCATTCGTAACATTCAAAAAGAGGAAATTCAGAAGGAGAAAAATAAAAATGTTAAATTTTAATAAAAGCGTTATTTATTTAAATATGTTTTATATCTTTGACGAACAAAAACAAACCATCATGTACAACAAATCAATTATTTTCCGTTCAGCTCACGCAATATTCAAAATGCAAAACGTAACTTTTTCTGAGGCTTTGATAGAAGCGTGGTCGAAAGTAAAACAAGGCGTTAAAGCTATTGTAATGAAGTGTAATCGACTGGTTAAAAGCGTTGGACTTGGATATGAAACGGTTTACTTTAATGAATTGGTGTTTACTCAGATTACAACACCTAGAACATCACAGCCTTATAGCGCTTCGATTGAAAAGTATTACGGTAACGGTCAATTCAACAACGATTAATTAACCACTTAAAAATAAATATTATGAAATTAACGAATGAATTTTTAGAAGAACTTGACGACATTGTAAGAGATACAAGATTTGAAAGTAAGTATTTTGAATTTTACAATAGTCTAAATGAAATTGTAGATTCTCACTTTACAGAAGAAAGACTTAAGCAAATTAAATCAACACTTGAATATTGCAGTCTTGAAAACGATGGAGCATTAGATCCTAAAATTGATAGAATGAGTAAGTTTGAATTGTTGTTTGAATACTCTAAATTAGAATAACCATGCAAGAACAGAAAAAATACCACCAGAGAAAATTAGCAATTATTGAAATGATTGAGTTGTGCGATGGCAGAATAATGGCAGAACAAAGTTGGCTAAATAGATTTCCTGATAACGGAATAGAAATAGCGTTCAAAAACTCTGACAAAAACATTAAACGCTACGAATGCATAAAGCAATACCTAATAGAACGCTACAAAAGACAATAGCGAGTAAAACCAACAGATAAATAAAATCACTAAAAATATAATTATGGAGTTTAAAGAAAAAACAAAAGAAACGTTCAATAAAGTTCGTTTCTTAGATTACTACATGGAAGGTCATGCAGGATTTATTGCAGGCGGTTGTTTTAAGAATATATTTAAGAATCAGAAAATAAAAGATTTAGATATTTTCTTTGAAAAAGAATCAGACTTTCTAAGCGCAAAATCATTTTTTGAAGGTAACGAGGATTATATTTTTTCATACGAAAACAATAATACGGTTTCTTTTAAAAATAAGAAAACAAATATTCGTATCGAATTAATTCGTCATACTTACGGAACGGCAATTGAAATTATTTCAATGTTTGACTTTTCAATAACTCGCTTTGCTTATGCTCGAAAAATTGAAGAAGAAGGAATTTTATACTACAATGTTTATGTAGATACTTTCTTTGAAGATTTAACCGCTAACAAATTGGTTATTGATGGTAATTTAATGTTTCCTATTTCAAGTTTTGAACGTTCTTATAGGTATCGTTCTTACGGTTTTGGGTTATGTAAAGAATCAAAAGCAAAACTTATCGAAGCGTTAAAAGTATCAAACACAGATGATTTAAGCAACGATTTATATTTCGGACTAGACTAACATGAAAACCACCCAACAAATATTCCACAACTACAACACCCGACTTAAAAAACGATTGTTGCCGGAACCGACAAATAGAGAAGTGTTACGTAAAATTATTAAAGAGATAGGGATATGTGTGAATTGAAAGCGAATGAATTAAGATCAGGTAATTTTTTTATAAATGAGTTAGGGCATATAGATAAAATATCTGCTTATTACATTCATGAATTAGAAATGTTTAATAATAACCCAAGATACAGATCAATATCTAAGCACTTTAAACCCGTTCTTTTAAATGAAGAATTATTTTTAGCCTTAGGTTTCGAAAAACACTCTACAAATCCATTTTGGTTTAGAAAGAGAAATTTATGTATTTCTTTGGTTGGCTGTGTTGAATTAATATCGTGGGATATGCAAATATTTAAAATAGATACTAAAATAGATTTCGCACATCAATTACAAAACTTATATCAGTTATTATACAACGAAGAACTAACCCATCAAAAAATTAATTAAAACCTAAACGGAAATGAAAACATTAATGAACGAATTTTTAGAAAGATTGGTAAAGTTATCAGATTACACATTTTTTCATGGAAAGAAAACAGATTGTGATTCTATTGATAGAATAGGTAATATTGTACGAAATGAATTAATCGAAAAAGAAAAAGAGCAACTAATTAATTTCGGTCTTAAAGTACAAGGAGAATCAGGGGTTGAAGCGTATCAAAAAGTAATTAAAATTTACGATGAAACTTTTTCATAACCCAACACAAAAACTAACTTAAATTAAAATTATGAAAACAGCCTTAACGGAATATATAGAATACTTAGAAGAGATTAAAGAACGTGATAATATTCCAAATCACGTAATCACAACAGCTAAAAACTATTTAGAAACCGAAGAACAGCAAATTATTGATGCCACTAACTTCGGATTATATTCTGGAGGTATAGACGGAGAAACTTACTACACCTCAACATTTTCAACAAACAAAGAAACTTTAAAATAAATTGGGATGAAAGAAGCAATAAAGATACTTAATAGGGAATTAGAAAAACTAAACGAACCTAATCCAGAACAAGATGAAGATGATTTGATTGATGCTATTATCCATGTCAGAAAAACAGCAGATATAAAAATGGCATTGAAAATATTAAATCAGTTTGTAGAAAACAGCAAAACATTCGGAATGATGCCGAAGTAAAACCCACTAACGCCAATAGGCATGAAATTTAGGATTATGAAATTAGAATTACAGCATGGAAACATATTTTAATATTGCAAAAAATAGAATACTATAATTTTCACAACCCAACAAAACCCCCTATCTTTACAAATAATTAAGGCTAGTTAAAATTAGGCTTTTTAAATAAAAAAAAGTATATTTGCTTATAAATAAATATAAAAAAGCCTGTTTTAAAGAATGGGCTTTTATTAAACTTAGAAATTAACAATTAGTAAATGGAAACATTAAAAATAGACAGGACTAAATTAAAAACAGTTGAGAACTATTCAAAAGCTTACGGAGTTTCAAAGCCTACTGTTTACAAGAGGCTGGAATCCGGATTACTGAAGAAAGTAATCATTGATGGAGTTACATTTGTACAATTATAATTTTTTTTTGCGCTTAAAATTAACTATTAGTAAATATTATTATGGCTAGACCTGAACGAAATAACGTTGATTATTTTCCTTTTTATTGCGAAGAAGGTAACAAGATGTTTTACATTGAAGAAACTTACGGGAATGATGGATTTGCAACCTTTATTAAATTACTAAGAGAATTAGCAAAAACTAATTATCATTACTTAGACTTATCAAAACCGACTACAGTAATGTTTCTTAGTGCAAAGTGTAAAGTAAGTAAAGAAATTCTTTTATCAATTGTTAATGATTTAGTAGATATTGGAAAGTTTGATTCTGTTCTTTGGAAGGAAAATAAAATAATTTGGTGCCAGTCATTTATTGAAAGTATTAGTGATGCATATTTTAAGAGAAAAAATACATGTATAACTTATGAGGGTTTATTACTCCTTTTAATTGGTTTAGGGATACGTAAACCTAGTAAAAGTAAACTTACAGTAGCCGATAACACACAAAGTATAGTAAAGGATACTATAGAAAATAAAAGTAAAGTAAATAATATTCCTGAGTATGAAGATTTCATTTTATATGCTAAAGAACAAAAGCCTTTTATAGATGAATATTCGGTAAAAGCAAAGTACGATTCATGGGTAGAAAATGAATGGAAGGACGGACACGGCAAAGAAATTAAGAATTGGAAAACTAAACTTAAAAACACTTTACCTTACTTAAAAGAAAATATTAATAAAAACATAAAAACAGATGAATCAATTACAGACATTGCCAGACTCGCAAGGCTCGGACTTCTTAATCAATAATATAAAAATAGCTATAACGGTTGTTTATGATAGATTAGAATCCGAAATATCAATAGACAAGCTAAACAAAATAACGGCTGATATTTATTCAGAGTTTAAAACATTAGATTCTGATTTAATAATTACAGCCCTTAGAAATGGTTCTCTAGGTAAATACGGAAAAACTTATAAATTAAATATTCAGGAAATTTGCATTTGGATTAGAGAACATTTAAAAAGCGATGAAGTTTATTATAAATTAACACCAAGTCAAAAGAAACAATTTCCTAAACCAAAAATTAAAGAAGATAGATTATGAAAGAAATAAACAATGTTACTATTTACAAATGTGATTTTTGTAAAAAGGAATTGAAAAGAAAACACGCAATGGTTAATCACGAAATTATATGCTACCATAATCCGATTAATAAAAAGGCTTGTTATGGTTGTGCTTATTTAACAAAGAAAAAGGTTTTTGTTTCATTTGAAAAGCATTATAATCCTGAATACGGAACGGATTATGTAGACGAAGAGAAAGAAGTTTTTCAATGCACTAAATTTGGTAAATTAATGTTCCCTTGGTCTATAGAAAGAAAAGGACTTCAAAATATTTGGTCAACATTTGAAGATCAGGAGGCAATGCCTAAAAGTTGTGATGGATTTTATGATGGATATAGTTTTTAAGCCATGAGTTGGAAATCTGATAAATCAATAGAGCGTGTAGTTAAGCTTTATAAGCGTGTTCCGAAACAAGTTTTTCCTGAGGACATAGAAGCAATTAAAAATATAAACGAAACGATTTTAGAAAGCGAAAAAGCTTTGGTTAACGATCACTTACTTTTTGCAAAATTAGTTTGCTACGTTTTAAATTTAAACCTGCATCACTCAGGAAGTATGAAAGGGGCAATTGCAAGTTTAAATACTGAATTAGAAAGACCGTTAGACCATCACTTAACTTTTCTTACATCGAACCTTAATCAACAGGAATTAAACAATTATTTAAAAGATTTAGGATTTAATTTTGAATCATTGGAAAGTGAACCCGAAAAAATAAAAGCCAACGAAAAAGGAATAATTGAAAAAATAAAAGTTAATTGGACAAAAGAAAAAGTCACTAAATCATTTTCCAACACGGTAAACGAATTTATAAAAAACATTAATAATTATATTTGATATGGCAGATTTATCAGGATTAGACGATTTAATTATTATTCCAGAGGCTAAAATAGATTTTTCACAAATAGCGAAAGATTCTTATATTGATCCTGCTGAAGAAATAAAACCACAGCCAGTTGCAATAAGCGTTGGTACAAGTTTATACAAAGGAACATCGTTTGCGATTCCGTTTGGCTCTTATGGAGATTTTTCCTGTATAGTTGGAGCTTCTAAAAGTAGAAAGACATTTTTTAAGTCTATGATTGTTGCAGGTTATATTGGAGGACAATCAAATATTTTAAATCCTTCAATTAAAGGGCATCAAACGAACGAAAAATTTATTATTGAATTTGATACGGAACAATCAAAATTTCATACTCAGAGAGTCGTTAGACGTGTTTGTGATATGGTCGGTGGTAATTATGATCTTTACAAAACATTTTCGCTTAGACAATATTCGCCAAAAGAACGTTTTGAGTTTATAGACTGGATTATTTATGAAAGTGAATACAGGGCTCAGATTGGATTAATTTCTATTGATGGATATGTAGACCTTGTAACTGATTTTAACAGCTTAGAACAAGCTACAGGTCTAACTGAGAAGCTTTTAGAATGGACTTCAAAAGAACAGATGCATATAACGGGTATTTTGCATAAGAATTTCGGAACATCTAAGCCAGTTGGACACGTTGGAAGCTCTGTTTTAAAGAAAGCCGAAACGGTTGCGTTTATAGATAACGATAAAGAAACAGGGTTTACAAATGTAACTTGTGAATATAGCCGTAACATTCCGTTTGAAGATTTATTATTCGGGGTTAATGATGATTGGTTGCCTTATGAGATTCAAGAAAATGAAATAGATAATTTACCTAAAAATAAATCATCGCCTGATTTTTAGAATTGAAATCGAATACGAAAAAAGAAAAAAGTTATTTACCTATAATCTTAACTAAAATAATTAATTATGACTAAAGAAGAACTATACAACAAAATAGATTCTGATGAAAGTTTATCAGACAAAGAAAAAAGAGAAATATATTATTCTGAAACAAATAATGATGAATATTAACAATTAAAAAATTAAATTATGGATTGGATAAAGATAAAAGATAAAGAAGAATTACCAACAGAATCAGGATTATATTTTGTTTTTGTATCTGTTTTAAATAAAATAGAAGCGTTTGAGGTTTTTGATGGAAAAGGATGGAGCGACTTAAACGCAAATTTAGTTACCCACTACCAAAAAATAAAAACTCCAAATCCACCATTAGAGGAACAAAAAAATAATATTTCAGAAGATCAAATAAAGAAATGCGAGGAATATTTAAAACACAAATCAAGCCGTACAATAGTAAAAGCTTTTGGAGAATTTATAATCTTAGCAAGTGATAAGTATGACTTACTAGCTAAGCAAACGGCTATTAATAACGGTAATAATTTAGGGTTTTATAGAATTAAAGATGTATTAAAAACAATAGAAAATAAATTATGAGTCCAAAAGATCAAGCATTATTTTACGTAAACAAGATTTATGTATTAAACGGCAAAAAAGATTGGGAGAAATCCAAAAGAACAGCTTTCTTTTTAGTTGATGAATTACAAAAAGAATCTACAATGGTCAGAGTAAGTCCTACGCCTAGATTTGATTATTGGGATGATGTTAAAAAAGAAATAATCTTATTATGAAATCAAAAGAATCGCCACTAAAAAGCAATTACTCGATTAATTGCTTTTTATCATTCAAGAGGGCAGAATCGAGAACGTGTAAATTTGGTTTATCGTAACTTAATAACTCAGCGCTTATGAATCACACGATAAACATTAAACCTTTGTCAGTTAATGAGGCTTTTAACGGCATGCGAACCCGTAGCAAAAAATACGATGCATTTATAAAATCAATGATGTTTCTATTGCCGAATAAAATCGAATATCCTGACCCATTAAACATTAAATTAGCGATTGAGTTCGGTTTTAGTTCTAAAGGTTCTGATATTGATAATTGTTGCAAATCATTTATTGATTGCCTGGTAAAAAAGTATAAAATTGATGACAGGCATGTTTACGAACTGCACGTGTTTAAATCTATCGTTAAAAAAGGATCCGAGTATATTAAGTTCAGAATATATTAACCCCTACCCAAAAATTGAGCCTTATTTGAAAACTAAAAATAAATAGAGAAATTATGAGCGACAAAGAAAAACAATTTGAAGAAGTTATAAATAATACCTTAGAAGACTTGCAAAACCTTTTGATTGAAAAAGGGAAAGAATATAGACGAAACAATGATCCCTATCACAATTTTAATAGAGGAGCGCAATTAACTGGTAAAAGTGCAGAAGAAGTTTTGCAAGGATTTTTATTAAAACATTTAATATCAGTTGAAGATATACGCAACGATTTAAAAATAGGTATTATGCCTAAACCAGACAAAGTGCATGAAAAATACAACGACATTTTGGTTTACTTCTTAATTGAGAAAGCTATGTTGTTGGATAGAATTAACCATTAACGGAATTGAAATAACATTAAAAAAATAGATTATGAAAAAGTCAAATGCATTGCTGTTCGTTCTATTCGTAAGTATGATATTATTTTTTACAAATGATAGCGTAATAGAAAAAATAATATTAAAAATTAATATGACTATTCTAACTGTTGGCTATTTTGTAGTGAAGCAATTGGAAGAAAACAAATAACCTAAAACAGCTATTAACTATTAACGGAATTTTAATATGAAAGTACTAAATTTATACGCATGCCTTGGAGGCAACAGATTATTATGGACTGATTGCGAAGTTACCGCAGTTGAATTAGATCCTGAATTAGCTAGAATGTATCAAGAACGTTTTCCTAATGACAAAGTGATTATAGCAGACGCACACCAATACTTGTTAGATCACTATAAAGAATTTGATTTTATTTGGTCAAGTCCTCCGTGCCCAACGCATTCACGTGCCAGGTATTGGAACAGTTCTAATTACGATACAACTACAGAAGCAGTTTACCCAGACATGAAACTTTATGAAGAAATACTTTTTCTACAGCATTATTTTAAAGGAAAATGGGTTGTTGAAAATGTAATACCGTATTATGAGCCACTTATACAAGCAAAAAAAAGAGGACGTCATTTGTATTGGACAAATTTTAATTTACCTAATGATTTAAATGATCGCAGGTTTGCTATATCTTCGGCTAAACAAGAATTAAAAGGACTTTGTGAGTTTCATAAATATGATTTTACACAATACAAAGGAGAACAAAAAATGCTCAAAATCGCCCGCAACCTTGTTGACTATGAAGCTGGAAATACTATTTATCAAACTATGTTAGGTATAGTAAAAAACTCAGTAGAAAACCAATTACAAATGTTTTAATGAAAAAAATACTAAGATTTTGGAGAGACAAACCGCTTCATGAGAAAAAAGAAATCATGCAATCCAAGTCGATAACCAGCATAACGTATTCAGATATCAAAACGGTTTACGCTGAAAGGGGGAAATAAAATGAAAATAATTAAGGAAATCCTTTTTTATTCGAAATGTTATCCGTATATTTGAATATAATTTTAAACCAAAAAATATATTATGAATACAAAAGAACAAAATCCGGAACTTGATTTATTAATTTTGCAATCACTAGCGGGAGGATTAGAACAAAAAGAAATCAGACAGCACTTTGTTAAAATGGGAATCAAACCAAATTCTATTTCGATAATTGAAAAACGAATCAAAGGACTAAAAGAAGAACATAAAGCAAATACATTATTTCAACTTGCTTTAATCGTAAAAAGAAAAAACATTATATAAACCAAAAACAAGCCGGTGAAATATCCGGTTAATTAAAAATATGGAATCAAAAACATTAGTACAAGTCGTAAGCAAAATAGAAGGAAGAAAAGTAAATGAAACCTACGCTAAAATATTCGCTTTAAACAGCTTTGGCGAATTATCGGCTTACATCAGAAACGAACACAATCAAAACATTATTGCTGAAAGAATTAAAAACCAAAAAAAAGTAAACCATGAAAAAATCAGACAAAATTAAGTTAACCATTGCTTTTATATTGATTTTCACAATCGTATTTGCAATGATAAACAGTGCATCGGCTCAGGAAAAGTCAAGAACCTGCATTAATATTGAGTTTTCAGATGCTAAATACACCACTATATTCAAAGTAGTAGTAAACGGAAAGTCTTATTTCACCAACGCAATCATTTTAAAAGGTGATGAATATATAAGGCTTGTTGAATTCAAAAGAAACGGAGATATTAAAGGGACTCACTGTTTTTTATTAAACCAATGTAAAATATATCAATCAAAATAATTATGAAAAAATTAGCCACACTCGCATTAATTTTAATTTACCTAAACGTAAACGCTCAATCACAAATCCGTGCATCAGCAGGATATAAAGCAATCGAAATTGGTTACACATACCAAGATGAAGATTTTTTAAACTTTGGTTTTTCTGCTTCTGTAGTCGATGCCGGAATAGTTGAAAAACGAGCAAACAAAAACGATGTAAACCGAAACATGCACGATCTAAAATCAGATGTTGTTCCGGCTTTATTTGGAGAAGTTGGCGGTACATTTGATTCAATTACCATAACCGGAAAAATCGGAACCGCATATTTAGACCAACGTATTAACGGTATTCAGGAGAAACAAAAATTATATTTAGCAGTTGGAATACGTTTTGGATTAAAAGTATCGGAAAACGCACAGATTAATGCCGGATATGACAATATAAATTCCGCACTTGTTGGATTAACTTTTAATTTGAATAGATTATGAAACTAATATCAATGACTGATTTTGTTTTAGAACAATCAGCCAAAATAAATGATGCAGAAATACTAGTAAGGTTGTTAGTTCGGTTCGCATCTTTCCTTTCTCAAAAACTTGAATTATGGATGTTCGTTCCCTGCAAGCTTGTTGATGGCGTTTGGGTTGTTTTGGAAGAGCCTAAAGAGGAAAATTATTTCAATGTAAATAAGCCTATTAACGAATATTCAGAATCAGATAAAAAAGGATTAGACGCGTATTATTTACCTATGATGGAATTTGAAGAAGCAAAAAAACGTGTTTTGTTTGAGGGGTTTGGCTATGAACACACGACAGTAGTTAAACATGAAAATTATATTTTTTCTATTGAAGAAAAAACAATAGAGAGTTTAATAAAAATTAAATGTTTTCCTGAACTAACCAAAACCGCACAAAAACAAATAACAATTTAACCAAGTAAATTATTAGGGATGGGATGGAATTATACAAAAGATAAAAATCCGATATGCACAGAAAAAGGCAATTGGGATGGATTAAGAAGCGATAAAGTTATTGCTCAGGATTCTAAAGGAGAAACATTTATTGCTGTTTTATATTCGGGTTTTATTGATGGGTCAGAATTTAATGACTGGTATCGCCAAGATGATTACGAATTAAGCGATATTGTTCGTTGGATGTCAATACCCGATTAATAAAAACTAAATACGAATTACAAATAAAGTAGATTATGAAAGAAGAAATATTGCAGGAACTTAAAGAGTTGAATATTATTGAAAGTTCAATGAGGGATACGGAATTAGATCACAGAAGAGCAGACGCACTACTATGCATGTTGTTAATACATTTAGGACATAAAGACGTTGTAGAAGAGTTTGAAAAACTTCATAAATGGTATGCGTAATTTTGGAGCAAAACACGTTTAGTTACGTGTTTTTTGCTTTTTACGATTGGAATGTGTAATTTTGGTTGTAAAACTGAATAATCAATTTTTTTCAATTATGGCAGATGACAGGAAAGATAACGGTGGAGCAAGACCAGGAGCGGGCAGAAAACCTAAAGCTGACGAGATAAAACTTATTGAGCAAATGGACGCTGTTATGGTTCCTGAATCGGTATGGATGGCTTTAGGGGAAAAAGTAGAAGCAGGAGATACCAACGCAATTAAAACATGGTTGCAATATCGTTACGGCATGCCTAAGCAAGTTGTCGACAATAATAACTTTAATATCGACGGAAGTAATTTGTCTACTGAAGAAAGACAAAAGAGAATAGAAGAATTGAAATCAAAGCTAAATGATAAGTAATGAGGAATTACTAGAGTTAGAAAATTTACTTTATTTAGATGCTATTGAAAAAGGATCTGAAGATCTTTTATCGTTTACTAAAGCTACGTTCAAAAAATTCCAATCATCTGGTTTTCATAAAAAATACTACAACATACTTGATTTATTCGCTAGAGGCGAAATTAAAAACTTAATTGTTTCCGCGCCTCCACAACACGGAAAATCAGAAGGAAGTTCACGAAGGTTACCCGCATACATAGCGGGAAAAAGACCTGATTTAAAACAAGCTTTAATTAGTTATAATGCTACTAAAGCTGAGAAGTTTGGACGTGAGATAATGGGAATAATGCGAGAACCTATTTACGCAGATATTTTCCCAGATGTTAAATATCCTGATCGAGGCTATACCGGAGCAAAAGCAAATACAAACACTACAAGAGAATCAGTAAACAGCGAGGGATCTATGAAGTTTGTAGGTGTTGGTGGCCCACTAACAGGGGATGCTGTAGATTTACTACTACTAGATGATTTATATAAAGATTGGCAAGATGCAAATTCTCCAATAATTCAGGAAAGAGTATGGGATTGGTATTTATCTGTTGCAGAAACACGTTTACATAATGACAGCCAACAGCTGATTGTTTTTACCCGTTGGTCTGAGAATGATTTAGTAGCCAAATTAGAAGAATTAGGAAAAGTTAAGGAATATACAGGCGGAGATATTTACGAGTTCTTAAAATCGCTAAAAGAGGACGAATTTATAAAGATTAACTTCAAAGCCATAAAAGAGGGTGAGCCTACTGATTTTGACGAAAGAAAAGAAGGTGAAGCGTTATATCCTGAGAAACATTCTATTTTTAAATTAAGATCAGCAAGAAGTAAAGATGCAGATAAATTTGACTGTCTTTATCAAGGCGATCCGGTAAGTAAAGATGGTTTAATGTATTCGGCATTTAAAACATATTCAACTAAGCCTGAATTTAAAATAATAAAAAACTATACCGATACAGCAGATACAGGAGCCGATAAATTATGTTCTATTGTTTACGGCTTGCCTTTGGACAAAGTTGATGATCATTGTTATGTACTGGATATAATTTACACGCCAGAACCAATGGAAGTAACCGAGCCGTTAACCGCTGATTTAATACTTAGAAACAATGTAAATTTAACTAATATTGAATCGAATAACGGAGGTCGTAGTTTCGCTAGAGCAGTTGAAAAGCTCGTAAAAGAGAAAAAGAAAAACCTTGAAATTAAATGGTTTCATCAAGGATCTAATAAAGAAGCTCGTATTTATTCTAATTCTGCGTCTGTTACAAATACAATCGTGTTTCCTTCTGATTGGTCAGTTAGATGGCCTGATTTTTATAAAGCAGTCACTAAATACAAAAAAGAATTTAAAGCTAATAAATTTGATGATGCGCCAGACACGTTAACCGGAATAGTTGAAATAGAGGCTAAAAATAATTGGTTTGTTCTTTAGTGTGAAATAATTTTGTATTTTTACCTGAAATTTATTATAGATAAAATGAGTATATTCGATAGATTCTTTAAAAAAGCAGTTAACCTTAACGTGAATTGGACGCTTTCTAAAAGCGGTGAGTGGATTTATCCTGACGAAAAAAGCGATACTTATATTGATAAAGGATATAAAGAACTTCCTAATGTTTACGGGCTAATTGAAGCTATTCTATCGAAATCCACAATAGTTCCGTTTGAAGTGTTTAAGGTTAAAAGCAAATCAAAAGAGCTTAAGTACAAAGCATTAATGAAAAGCGGTGATTATGTTGGCGCCATTTTAATGAAAGCGGAAGCATATGAAAAAGTAGAGAATACCGTTATTGAAGAACTTTTACTTACTCCAAACGACTATCAAACCACAAGTGAATTTAACTATAATATTGACGGATATAAACTGTTAACAGGCAACTCTTACGCTTATCACATTTCAGTAGGTTCAACACATGAATTACACTCTATTCCTTCGCCTTGTGTAGATATATTGGTTTCTGGAAGTCCTTTTTCTCCTGAATTTAAATACAAAGTAAATTATTTAGAAAATACATTGCCAGGCGATGAAGTTATACATTTCAAAAAATGGAACCCTATTTTATCTGGGCAATCACCAACCAAGCAATTCAAAGGATTATCCCCTTTGCAATCATGCAGGCTTTTGTTAGGGCGTTATAAGAATGCTGATTTAACACAAGGTTTTCAATTCGAAAATATGGGCCCCGGGGGAATGATTACAGGAGCCACTTCATCAGCTGATGGATTAAGTGAAGAACAGGCTATTGCAATTCAAGATAAATTCAAAAAACAGCATCAGGGAGTACATAAAGCAGGAGATATATTAGTAACTCCAAGCGCGTTGACATGGACTGCTTTCGGATTGTCTGCTGTTGATCTGAATATACTTGCTAGCAAAACGGAAATGACTAACGAACTCTGCAATGTGTATCAGTACCCTAGTGATTTAATGGGTGGAGAAAAGAAATATAACAATTTCAAAGAAGCTAGAAAAGCTGCATTAACTGATTGCGTTATTCCATTAGTAGAATCTAGAAAAGACACTTATAACAAATTTATAAAGAAAAAACTAAAACTAGATTTAGTAATTGAATATGATTATACTATATTCCCTGAAATGCAGGACGATCTTAAGACTCAAAGTGAGATTGCAATGACTTCATACTTGCTTACTTATGACGAACGAAGAGCATTAATGGGTTACGATAAACTAAAAGATAATGAAAGACATTTGGTTATTATCCCAAGTGGATTAACTACATTAGAGGACTTATATATAATAGAGGAGAATTACGTTGATGAAGATGAATTAGGATTATGAGACTAAAAGAAGCTAAACAGACAATGCAATCTCATAAGGCTTTTTTAAGGCGTCAGGCTGTTTATGAACGTAAATACAAAAAGAAATATTACGCTTATTTACAAGCTGTTAATAAATCGGCTTCCGATGCTTACGAATCAGGATCTATGGCGTATGATATTTATAATTCACGTTTAGAAACCATTTATAAGCAACTTTATACAGACGTAACCATTCAGGAAGCAGAAATACAGTGGCGCGAATTCGATGACCCGAGTATAAAACAACAAAAAGATTTAATCGATGCATTAGCCAGCATTTTTACTAATACAGATTCGGTTCCAATAAATATGTGGCGTTCATTGCTTAATGATTTTATTACTGTGCGTATTGCGGGCAGGATAAAAGAAGTTGAGCAAACCACACGTAAAAGAATTGCTTATTTAATAGAAAAAGGAATAGGCGAAGGATTAGGAGCGCGTGATGTTGCTAGAACAATTAGAAAAGATACTGATTTTAATAAAAACAGATCTTTAGCTATTGCGAGAACTGAAACAATAACGAGTGCAAATCAAGGCAAATATTTAGCTGCTTCGTCAAGTACATACGTTAAGCAAAAAAAATGGCTTCCGACAATGGATAAAAGAACTCGTGCTACACATCGAGCAATGTCGGACGTTCCTTATGTAGATTTAACGCAAGAGTTCTATTTACAAGACATGAAGACAGGGGCTTTGGAATCCGCTCAATATCCTTGCGATAGTAGATTGAGTGCCGGAAATTGCGTCAACTGTAGGTGTATTATCATATTTAAAAACAAATTAGATGCTAACGGCAGACCGATTAAAAAGAACCAATTTAATTAAATTATGAAACTATCCATATTAGTTCCAAGCGTTGCAGAAAGAAGAAATACATTTTTACCTAAATGTTTAGACATGCTTTACGGTCAATTAGAATCGTTACCAATTGAACAACAAAAGCAAGTAGAAGTGTTGTGCCTGATCGATAATAAAACCAGAATGTTAGGCAGTAAAAGAAACAATCTTATTGATATTGCACAGGGTGATTACATTGTTTTCATTGATGATGATGATAGGATTGAACCTGATTACATCGAGAGCCTGTTAACCGGAATAGAAAGTAATGCCGATGTAATTACATTCCTTGCTTCTGTTTCTTTGAACGGAGAACCTGCAAAAATATGCCATTACTCAAATAAATACCTAAAGGATTACAATACAACCGATACTTACCACAGACTACCAAACCATATTTGCTGTGTTAAAAAAGAAATAGCCTTAAAAGTACCGTTTTTGAATATTAAGAACGGTGAAGATTCTGCTTATTCAAAGCAATTAAAGCCACATTTAAGAACTCAGCATGAAATAAACAGAGTATTGTATCATTACGATTACAACGAAAAAACAACGGTTGCGCAGGAAGATTCGCCTTATGTTGTTGAGAGTAGAAAGCCTGCAGTAGTCGATGTAGTGATTATTTCGGATGGTAAGACAAGACAGATGCAGTTAATGACGCAAAACGCTATTAATACATCTATTTCAGGTGCAAAAGGAATAAAGATTAATGTTATTGTGGTTGAGAGCGCAAAAGGTGTTACGTATCGGAATGCATCGGTATTGCATCCTGATTTCGCATTTAACTACAATGCTTATGGTAATTTTGGAATAAAACACGGAACCGCACATTACGCAATGTTAGCCAATAACGATTTATTATTTAAACCAGGTTGGTTAAATGAACTTATTAAAGCTAATCATCCATTAGTTAGCCCAAAAGAACCACGTGACCAAAGACAGCGAGATATTAGGGTAAATACTATAGGCGATAAAACAGGCAGACATTTATCTGGTTGGTGTTTTATGATAGAGCGTTCTTTATGGGAGAGAATAGGTGGTTTCGATGAAGATGTAAACTTCTATTGTAGTGATGATGTTGTAATTGAACAATGTAAGCAGTTCGATGTACAGCCTATGTTGGTAGTTAATTCAATTGTTCAGCATTTAGTTTCTACTACTTTGAAAACAGTATCAGCAATAGATAGAACAGAGCTTACAGATAATCAAGTTAAGATATTCAATAAAAAATACGACCAGAATAAATTTAATTTAGGTGTATGATAAGTATTTGTATAACTACACGGAATAGACCTGAAGCTTTAAAGAAAGTTGTCGAACAAATAGAAAAGCATACAGATGAATGGTATGAGTTAATAATTGTTGATGATGCTTCTGATGTTCCGTACTGTGACGCAACTTATCGTTTTGAAAGTAGATCCGGAATACCTGCTGTTAAAAATAAATGCTTAGAACTAGCTAAATACGATCATATATTTTTGTTTGATGATGATACTTATCCAATAGCGGACGAATGGTATTTGCCTTATATTAACTCAGGTAAAGAACACCTTTGTTTCACGTTCTTAACCGCATTTAAACGCAAAGAACATTTTAAATATCATACTTTAGGCAACGGATGCATGTTGTACGTTACTAGAAAATGTATTGATACTATAGGGGGGTTTGATTGGAATTATGGATTAGGAAAATATGAGCACGTAGATTTTTCAAGGCGTATATTTAATGCAGGATTAACGGAATCAATATTTATGGACGTAGAGAACAGTTTAAATTTATTATACTGTATGGATCAGAAAAGAGAAATAGTACGAAGCTTTGATAAAGTAGAAATGCGTACTTTATTGCATTCAGGCGGTATTCATTTTAGAAAGAATAGGAATAGTAAAGAATATATCGAGTATATTAAATAAATAGCAAGTTACAGGATTCGAACCTGTGGTCATACGAGTATAGTTCTTATTAACACTCTCAGACTAAAATAAGCTAACGTTTATCCACTCCGCCAAACTTACTATTTATTTACATTCGTGGAGCACACGGGAATCGAACCAGAATTACACTCACCTTAGAGTGCGTATTACCATTATACTATAGCCCCTTATTATTAACAACAAAAATACAATTTATTTTGAAATACTCAGTTAAACATTTACGATTTAAAGGCGATCATTGGGAATGTACGCTTGAAAGGTGGGAAGGTTGTCAATGCAATTCAGAAATAACGTCGGTAGTTATCTATCAAGAAAAACGCCCGACGTTGTTAGAAATAAAGAACTGTGCTATTTGGTAATATCTTCAAAATTATCTTTAAAATACTGTTCTGCAATAAGCCATTGATCTTTATGGTTTTTAGGATTACGACCTATCATGTCTCCAATTTTAGGGCTGCCATTATCTAAATCAGCCTGACTAATTGAAACTATTCCTGTTGTTTCGTACTCAATTTTACCATAGGCTTTAAAACATCCTATGTCAAAATCTTCAACTTCTCTAATTTCCGCAATTTGACTTCTTCTGTATTTTTTAAATTCGCTCATGTCTATATGTTTATTATTTAAGTGATGCTCTTTAAATATTTCTAATTTCCTTTCCTTAGAAATGTCATATGATTTTTTGTCTATACTAATAGTATTTAAGTCTGTTTTAGAATAGTGTTTACAAGTTGCAGGAAGTGATTGCTCTATTTTTGCTTCATATATTTTAAGTAAAGAATCTAATAGGTTTATAAATTGAAAGGCCAATATAAATACAATAAACATAAATCCTATAAAAATTAATTCGTCTATCATAATCCTAGTTTTTTAATTGCTGATTCATTTAAAACCAAATTGAATTTATCTTTAAGATCATCAATATTTATTTTCTGATTTAAATTAATAATTCGTGATGAATCTTTGTGTTTTAAATATATTTCATTACGATGATTATATCTTCTTACCTCCCATCCTTCAAACAAAACAGCCAATTTTGCCAACTTATATTCTTTGTATTCAACAGAATTTAAAACCTCTTCTGTTTCTCCTAAAAGCTTAAACATTGCAGGCACTTCTAAAAATACACCTTTTTTATCACATGGCGCAAACATCCACAGTTCAAAAGGACGATTTAAAAACTTAGCGTAATTAACTACTCTTTCGAAACGGATCGCTATAATTGAGTTATGAATATTAAGGCTACATGATTCAATTCCCATTTTAGATGTTTCTAAAACGTAATCGTTAGTTGATATTAGTTTCATAATGTTATTTTTTATTTTTGGTTATGTATTCGGTAACTCTCTTAACTTCTGCTTCTCTATTTTGTTCCCTCCATTTCAAAGAAATAGCTTTTACTTTATCAGGATTATTTTTAGCGTATTTTTTTCTGTAATTTTTACCTTTTATATTAACGCATTTAGTACAATAATAACACCTTCCAAACTTACAAGTTTTGGCTATTTTGAAATCTTTAAGCTGTTTGGTTTTACTGCAAATTTTACACGTTCTTTCTATTTCTTCTTCTTTCATAATATTTCGTCTTTAAAAAGAGATAAGAATAATATTTCTACAGATAAAACTAAAGCTAATATGTTAAAATAATGCCCTTCAATAGAAGCGTAAAGATTTAGTAAAATACTAATAATGTAAACATAATATTTCGTTTTCTGTACAAAATTATATATTAGTTCTTTCATTTCGTTTTCAAATTACTTGGTTTACCTTCTAATTGTAATGCGTATTCTGCATCTTTTATTTTGTAGTACCCAAACAACTGCAAAAACTCGTCAATTGTTTTTTGTTTACTCATTCCTTTACGATAACTCGCAACGAAATGCGATGCGGTTGATTGAGGAAGTTTGCCAATATAAAACTTTGGCTCGCTGATTATTTTTTCTATTGCTTCTTTTTGATTCATATTGTTAATGTTAATTTTACATCTGTTATGGTAGTTGCTGTAAATCCTGTTTTTGTTTGACTTGTAAAACTTGTTATATCAATACCTTGTACTTGTATGCCAGTTTCATAGTTCAACTTATTTATCATGTGCAAAATAGCCAATTCTACCTTGCCTACTTCTTCTTTTAGATCCGATATTTCCATAACTATAGTTCTTTAGTGTATTTAATTATTCTGCTTGGTATTAACGAATTATAAAAAAGAGTTACTTTGTTATTATAAGCTACCTGAACTTTTACATTGCAAAAATAAACATGTCCATCAACTTCTATTGCATTTACAATACTATCTACATAACGTTGTTTAAGGAACTGTATTAAATACTCAGGCATACATAATAAGATATCCGAATAGTCACCTCTTGTCTGTTCTATTATGTTTTGTACATTATCCACAACGAAATGAATAAGTGGCTCGACTATATTAGTATCAAATTCAAATTCGCTATAACTATAAGAGCTGTTATCTAGGAAAGGCATTATATATTTTTTATTCATAATTAAATATTTTAGTTAAGCAAATATAACAAAAATACCAATATAACAATACATCGTTACGGTTTTTTTTAGTTAAGTTTTGATTATCACTAAATTTACAACATGGAATTTAAACAAATATCATACGAGATAAAGGACTTTGACGAAAAGCAAGGGATTGTAGTCGCTTATGCTAACGTTTACGATGTAAAAGATAGTGATGGAGATATAAGCGCAAAAGGCAGTTTTTTAAAGACTGTGCCTGAGAATTTCCACAGAATCGGAGTTTTTAAAAATCACAACCCTAATTTACCTGTAGGTATTCCTTTAGAGATTGACCCAAGAGATGGATACGGATTAAAAACCGTTACTAAATTTGACCAATCAATCAATGATGGGAAAGAAATGTACAATCACATTAAATTCAAAAAAGAAAATAATAGAAATACAGAGCTTTCAATAGGGTATGAGGTAATGAAGCGAGATGAAAAGAATCGTTCAATAATTACCGAATATAAACTTTGGGAATATTCATTTTTAACTGCGTGGGCGGCGAACTCTTTAAGCTTGGTTCAAGATGTAAAGAAAATGAACAGTATAGATGAAGCATTTATTTATCTGTCTAAAGCTTATGATTTCGATTTCAATGACAATACAAAGCGAGAGCTTGAAACAATATTAAAGTCACTTACTAAAGAGCCGTTGATTGACAACACTTTGATTGTAGAGCCGACAGCAGAGCAAATAAAACAAACATTAATTCATTCATTTAAACAATATGGAAATTAAAGAAATTCAAGAAATCGTAGACAACGGTTTTAAAGGCTTAGACGGCAAAATTGACGCAAGATTTGAAGACAAATTCAAAGCTGAAAAAAGCTTACTTGTCACAGAAATAGAAGCGAAAGGATATAAAACATCTGAAGAAATCGATGCTTTAATAAAAACAAAAATGGCTGATATTGAAGCGGCTGTAATTGATTTGAAAAAAGCAGGGATCAAAGAAGTAAAAAGCAAAGGTATTAAATCTTTGAAAGAATACTTTGCTGATGGTTTTTCTGATATCAAAGAGCAAATGAAAGGAATGGTTGGTAAAACAGGCACGAAATTTAGTGTCATGCTTACTAAAGCAAACGAAGATTTAGATCCCGGGGCATTCTCAGGTGATTCTTTGGAAATTGCTACAACTGACCGTGCAAGGGGGATGTATCAACAGCCTTTTATGCCACAATGGTTTAGAAACTTACTTCCTTCAGGGTCTACATCAAAAGGAATTGTTCAGTATCTAAAAGAAAACGGAAGTGTTGGAGCCGCAGGCGTTTGGGATGGTACCGGGGATATTGAGGATTTGGTAGCTAAACCAGGTCTACACCCATTATTTGAGCCAGTAACTGAAGAAGTTATTTGGATTGCGGGTATTATTCGTATCAAACGCGAAATGCTTGATGATATTGAATGGCTACAAGGTTATTTGGCAAGATTCTTAACTACTGGGCGTACTGGTCTTTGGGTTGCCGAAAACACTCAGATTTATAACAAGTTGGTTGCTAATTCTACACCTTACAATGGTGACAAAACTATTCCTGTAGAGATTATATATGATGCTGCTTTCGGTCAATTGGCTGATTCATATTTCTTTAATCCTACTATTTTAATGAATAGTCGTGATGTTGTAAGCCTAATTGCTTTAAATAAAGCGGTTGGTTCAGGGGAATACGATTTGCCTCCGGGAACTGTAGTAGTTATCAATGGTCAGTTGACTATAGGTGGAGCTAGAGTAATTGGAGCGCCAAACGTACCACAAGGAGATTTCTTAGTATTTGATCCTTCTGCTACTGAATTTATTTCAAGAATGTCTCCAGAAGTTAGATTCTTTGAGCAAGACCGTGACAACGTTATTAAAAACTTAATCACAGTTCGTGCTGAAGAAAGAATTTTAGCAATCGTTTACGATGAAGCAGGGGTGATCTCTGGATCATTCGCTACAACTTAATAAATAGTTTTTCATAATCAAAAGCTCCTCTGAGAAATTGGAGGAGCTTTTTTAATATCACACAATGGCTGATTTCTATAAAAATTGCGACAAAATATGTGACGTTCATTACGGTCATTTAACTGCGTCAGGTGTTCAGTATTCAGTTATTGAGGATTTGGAAGAAGAGCCTGTTACATTAGAGTTTTTTAAACAACACGCAAGAATTGACTTTGATACTGACGATACTTTATGTGAAATCTACATTAAATCTGCTCGACAATACTTAGAAAAATGGTCACAGTTGAGTTTCGGAGTTAAAACAATGGGATTAACTGCTTTGTCATTACCAACTAATTACAAGCTGATGTTCGGCAAAGTTGACGAAGTGACAACTGCCAATTTCACAAACAAAGGCGACATTCTAAAAGAAGGCGGGACTGATATTGATATTGAGTTTACTACTAAAGACTGGATTGATGATGCGATTAGAATCGCTATTTGTCGTTATGCTGCAGGATTATATATTTTTCGTGAAAATGTAGTTGAAAGCAAATACAGAGCAGAGGGATTAATGGATGAAGCTAAAAACATGCTTAATTCATATCGTAACATCACATTATTATGATTTTAGCAGGGGAATTAAGAGAGAAGTTAAGTTTTTCAAGAGCTGTACGGGTATCGAATGGGAGCGGAGGATTTACAACTACATACGATGGATATTTAAACACATTCGCGGCTATTGTAGAAGAACGTTCTAATCCACAGCTAATAGACAATCAAGAAAACATAGTTAATTACGTTCATTTTAAAATACGTTACAGACCTGATTTCCCTGTTTTAAATTCTGATAGAATGACGTGTAGAGGATTTATTTTTACAGTTAACAATATAAAAGTTGATCCATTAAGAACGCAGATTGATATTTATTGTAATTCCGAAATGGAAACATCATCAAGAAATGAAGCTACGACTTAAACAAAACAAATCCTTTTTTACTGACTTCGCTAAGAAGTACAAAGAGGAATATATTGAGATTCTAACTGAAACGGTTCAGAATATTGAAACAGAGGCTATAAGTTCGGCTCCGGTTGATTTAGGAATATTGAGAAGTAGTATTAACGGTGAAGTAGATGGTTTAAACGGTGTAATTGGAAGTACGGTTCGTTATTCGCCTTATATTGAATTTGGAACAGGCGGTTTAGTTGATGTGCCAACAGGATTAGAAGATTACGCAATTAAATTCAAAGGCGCAGGAATAAAACAAGTAAACATTCCCCCAAGACCGTATTTAATACCGGCATTCAAAAAACACACAGCAATAATGTTAGCAGAACTTGAAAAATTAGATTTAGATGGAATTAAGTAAGGCGATACGAACAGCATATTTTACAGCGCTAAATGGCAACGTAACCTACAATGGTAACGAAGTTCCTTTGTTTGATGCTTACGCTATTCCTGATGGAATTTCATATCCTTACATTCTATTATCAAGTCAAACATCTAATCAATTACAAATTAAGCGCTGTAAGCGTTACAATGCGTCTATATTAATTGATATTGTAACAGGTAGCACTGATCCAATTGGGCGAAGTGATGCTGAAGACATTGCAGAGCAGGTTGAAAATATTGTAAATCCTGATACTTTTTTAGATCCTGATTTATCAGCTTACGGTTATCAACTTGGAAACACAACACGAGAAAGTGATAATGATTTAAGCGACAAGAATAATATTTATTACGTATACAGAAAATTACTAACATACAGCTTCTTAGCTGTTAAACTTTAAAAATTATGGCTGAGATTTTAGCAAAAGAAGTCCTAATCAGTGTAAATATGGGTACAGCAGATGTGCCTGACTGGTTAATTTTAGGTTGTTCGGAATCAGACGGTTTTTCCGGCTCTACTGATACAATAACGATATCAAACAAATGTAGCGGAAGTTTCGCAAAGAATTTGCCTGGTGATAAATCTTGGTCATTTTCTAACACAATGGTTATTCCGAAAATACCGGAAACAGGATTTATTTCTTATGATGAAGCTTTTGAGCTTTGGAAGGATGATGAATTTGATGATGATGGGGAACTGAGACAATTTAAAATAGAAAACATAGCGACTGCTGATTTTGTTTATTACAGAATGGGTCGTGGTTATATTTCTGATTTAGGAGAGCAGTTCGATTCAGGTGATGTATTTAGAACTGATGTAACTATTACCGGATCTGGGGAAGTAGTAAACGTGCAACCAACATAAAAAAATATGTTAAACAAAAAAATAGAAATTAAATTATCAGGGGTAGAAATACCCCTTTGGTTTAATAATTATGCATCGGCTGAACTTCAGAAAATGTATGGCGCAGACATTACTACGGTAATGACAACTTTGGTTGAAAGAATGCAGGATAATTATCTTATTATTTTGTCTGATTTGGTAAAGGTTGGCGTAAAAGGCTATTGTTTCGCAAAAGATATATCTAAGCCTGATTATTTTTCAAATATAAATGAAATGATAGCCGGAGAACCTGATGAAACTTTGGTGCCAGTATGGTTAGAAGTTTTTGAAGTTTTTAAGGAGCATATGGGAATTAATTTACCTAAAGATACTACTAAAAAAAAAGCAGTGAAGAATATAAAGAAAGCGACAGTTTAGAGTTTGCATTTGGCGA